GTCGGCGTATGGCGAATGCAGCGTATAGCTTGACATAAATAGAGCAAGCGCGAATGCGTCTTCGTGTGATAGATACATGCGCTGGTCGCGAATGTTGATATAAACCTGTTCGCTTTTTGCCGCGTCGTCTTTAACAGCAACGAAACGCTTAGACGAGACAATATTGCTAACCTGCTCGTCGGTCATATCGTCTGTGACTTCGAAATACTCGCCTATGACGACAACGCTTTCTACATCCATCCGAGCGAACCTCTATAGGGTAATTGTTCACGCTTGCCGGATACCGGCTTGGCCTTCGCGCGTTCCATGCCTGACATAATGAGATAGCGAGTTGCGTCCATTAAGTGATCGCGTTCTTTCACTACGCGCCCTTTCTCGTCTCTGCGGTAAACCCTGTATTCATTGATCCAGTTAAGACACGTCGAAAACACCTTAAGCCGTCCGCTACTGAGTAGTTCCCACACCTGATAGATCCCAGCCTCTACCGTGTTACGTGCAACATCTAGGTCTAGGCCGAGGTCTAGGTAATCCTGCAACAGTTGCCGTCCGTCGATCTGACCACGCCCCCGCGCTGCGGGGTCGATAACGCCCATGATCCAATCGCCAGGAGCACGTATTCCTGCCGCGTGAACGCTTGGCTCGGCCTCGCCCCTGTAGTACTCGGCATAAAGGTAAATCGTGCCTGTATCGGGGTCTTTTGCGCCCCATATAGCCGCTGTCCTGTTCCATCCTACATCTAACCCGTAAGCGCGCGGCCAATAGTCTGGAATGGCGAACGGAGCGCATACGATCTCAGATTCCGGTACGGGATAGATCGCACCGGCACCGAGCGCCGGGATACCCTTGGACCTGGCATCGCGTTGGTGTGGCGGCAATGCGCTGTATAGTTCACGCTTCATTTCGTCCGTGAGGTGCGGTGCATCGTCCCATGTCGCTTGAGTCACATAACACTCTTGCGGCATCGGATCGGGGACGGAACCGGACGGCATGAAATGCTGTACCGTTTCGGATAACCCTCGCACTGGCGTGAAAGTCATCAAGACGCGACCGCCTGTCGTCATCGTCCTGATAAGAGACTCCGTGTATATCTTTAGCGGCGGTTCTTCGTCGAGCCAAATAAAATTAACAGCGCCGCCCATAAAAGCGTCGATGTCCTGATCGTATGATTTCAGGACGCACCGCGAGACGCCACCCGCTTTATGTGCAACCTCAATAGTATCAAGCGCGTCTGCCGTACCTGACTTTGACGTTGTTCGTAATAACGACGATAACGGAATTGTCCCAGTGCCCTTTTCATGCCCCACGAGCGCAAGCTGTACGAACTCCCTCGTGGTCTTTGACGTATCGCCCGACGCCCAGCATAGAGTAGGACCACTGAACTGAACACCAGTCCACCACGGAGGGTATAAGCCCGTGAGGTGTAACGCCGTTTCATAAGCCCCCATCACCGTTTTTCCGACACGGTTAGCAGCGATGAATAGCCGCGACCTGTAGTCGGAACCTTTCGACATTAGTTCGACGTGCTTTACATACCCTGAGTCAGCACCGCCGACAAACAGCGAATCAATCAGCCTGTACTTGCCATCCGCCTGCATCACTTCCATTGCCTGCTGAACGCTTCTGGCTTTCTTGAGCTTCTGAACCTCGCCATACAGCGAGGATAGAGATACGCTCATTCGACCGGCTCACCCTTAAGTTCAGCGATATCACGCGCGATCTTCTCAAGGATGTGCGCCTGTTCGTTCCATCCGGCTTTGCACTTGAGCTTGAAAATAAGACACGTCTTGTCGCCGTCCTCTATATGCTGGTCGAGCATCTTAACGGCTTGTGCGATGCCTTCGGCTCGCCCCCTTTTTATAAGTTCGGCAATTTCTACATTGTCCGCCTTGACGTTATAGAACATTCCCTCGCTCACGCCGAGACAATCGGCAATCTGCTGGTTGTTCATTCCTAGCCGAGCAAGTTCATACGCTCGCCCAAAATCAACGTCCTCGCGCTTCACGTATGGCTTACGGGGCTTCTTTTCGGTCATCGTATTACGTGGTCCTTAAACCATTCATAGAACGCCCAAAGGGCGACTGGTACAGCGATAACGTACTTGGCAAACAACCAAGCGCCTTCAACCTTGTTGATTGATCTATCAATATCGTCAAGCCGTTTTGTGATTTCTTGCAGGCTGCGGCTTATATGGGAAAAACGCGCATCAAGTTCGCCTTGATCCTTGCGCCGTTCCACTCCGTCCCAACTCATCTAATGACCTGCCACGAACATGAAAGGCCAGCCATCGCACCATCAACATGCGACGATATAGCCGTGCCTGGCTGCTGAACGCCGAACAAAATGCGGCCTGACGGCTCGCATTCGAACCGGATAGACGAGAGTACAACGAACAGAAACATGCTCACCTGAGCCACCCTATCAGCATCAGAACCGTAGGCCACACGACAAGCCATGCCGCCATCAGGTACAACGCTGTTCGTGTCTCGGCGTGTTTCATGCGAACATCCGTTCCTGGCGTTGCGCGTCTTCGATCCTGCGACACGCGATATCGAAGTACTTCGGTTCAATCTCAATGCCGATGAACTTACGCCCGAGGTTCATGCAGGCGACTCCGGTTGTACCGCTTCCCATGAAGGGATCGAGAACGCAATCCCCACGGTTTGTAAAGTCGTGAACAATTTCAGAAAACAACCTAATCGGCTTTCCTGTCGGGTGTCCGCTTTTGTTTTCTCCCTTTGGCACATTCCAAAATGCGTGTTTCCCGCCACCGTTCCATTTTTTCTTTCCGGGTCCATGGCAAATTGCTACAGCTTCCCACCCCGTGCCGGGGCGATCGCCAGTGAATTGCGGCGCCCCGTCTGGTTTCCTCCAGATACCAAATCGGACTAATAACCCTGCTTCGTCTATCGCGTGAAGAAATTTCCACTCAGAAGTAAAAACCACCCATCCGCGCGACACCTGGCACCATGCTTTCGCCATGTCAACGGCATCAGTACGCGAAATCCCACTGAACCCAAGAGCCCGCCGGGCAGGCTCTCCGTTTTTCAGTGTGACCGCAGAAAGATGCCCTTTGTGCGTGTCTTCGTCCCCATACGGCGGATCGGTCACAACTGCATCCACCTTCGGCAACGTCGGCAATATCTCAAGACAATCTCCGCAATACAGTTCAGCATTACCGATAACAACCTTTTCCGTCATCGCCTAGCCCCTGCATAAGCCCTTAGCAACGCCTCACCACCTGCATCCGCTATCACCGGCTTTCCCGGCTCGATACTGATATGCACGACTTGCGGTATTGCTGGCAACGCTTCGCAGTCCGCGACTACGGTATGAGCTGGTAATGCCTTCGGCCCGACTTGTACGCAACCGGATAACAGCACAGAAAATAACATCAATTTACGCATTAGCGTGTCTCGCCAGCATAAGCAATGCGTCTCTGAATTCTATCGGTGTGGCGTTCGCCTCACGCTTACTTAGCGTCGGCTTATTGCGGTCTTTCCCGCGCTGGTCGTGGAATCCAATTTGATGCGTACCAACCGGCCTATTCCAACGCATCCCGAGCGGAGGATTTTTTCCGCAATAGTATAACCATGTCGCCTTGTTTGCCTTGTGCCCGTATGCGCTTTGCCACACCTCGCAAACCCATCCACCATCAACGGTCATATGCCAGCCAATAGATGATGGATCGATCAAGCCGTGCGCATCCCACGCTTTAGTGTTTGCCGGATGTTCCAGAACACCTCCGAACCTGCGAACGCTATCAAGCGCAGAAGCAAAACATCCCGCGTCATTTCCTGGCCTGTTATGTTCGCCGCCCCACCTCGCATAGTTAACATTGGCAAGGTTTCCCCATAACTGACATGGAGGATGCGCGACAACAGGGTTGTCGCCGTTGTATTCCCTCGCGTCACGATCTTTAGGCCAAGGATCAACACCATCGATTCCGCAATAGCATCCGCCGCTCTGCACGAACAGCGCAGATACGTTTATCACGCCTTGCGCCTGCTGATTACACCGATACCGGCTAAAGCCGACGCTAGCAACCACACGGCTGCAGGGATCGGTACAGGATCGCATTTTGGCGGAGGTGGTTTCGGGTGATGTACTCGTTCGAAAAAGATGTCGGTCCCTTGATAGCTCATAGCCTCGCTTACTTCCATTGCTGAAACGTTAGCCGAGACCATGACGGAGAGAATAACCAAATACTTCATTGCATACCCCTCAAGAATAACTCGCGCTCTGCTTTTCTGCGGCGGGTAAGACCGCGCAACACTTTACCGCCAGCTTTGTCCCACTTAAGGAATTCATCGGCTACGTCGTCGTCCTGTCCCTGGTTCAACATCTTGAGCATGGTTGATCCGCGAAACGCGCCGACTCCGACGTTATAGACAAACGACGCTAGCGCGTCGACTTGATCCTGAGATAGTTCATTCGCGTACAGGATATGTTTTTCTGCTGCTTCCCAATGCTCTGCTACCTGATGCTGTAGCAATATCTCTGCTTCCGCCTGGCTTATGACGAGCGACTGCTTTACCGGCTTACCAGCAATGCGCGTAGTGCCATAGCCGATCGTTGTTACGCCTACAGCATCCTTATACGCTTTCAGCTTGCAGCCTTCGAACGATCTAATCAGCGCAAGCCCTCGCGTTGATACCTGTCTCAAGGCTTATGCTCCATCATTAGGTTTGATGATTCCTCACCACAGTCCCTAATTGCCAAGGCTAGCGCGGTTGCCATCGCGTGATTGATTTCCAGCAATCCGCCAGGAAAATACTTAACGCGGCTTTCCTCGTTTGAAGCCCAAACAGTTACCGTTCCAAGCCCGTCTGAGTCTGGACTGACGTTTAGGAACGTGCCGTCCTGATCGTCGTATATTTTTCTATGCACTTCGGTTGTAACGCTCACTGATTACGCCTCACGATGTCATCCAGCGTTGCCGGGTTAACCTGATTCGCCGTGATCTCCGCAACGGCTTTATCCGTTGCTCTGCGCAACCCGATAAACCCCAGCCCGTTGCCGACCATCATCAAGCCTTCGTTGTAATCGTGAATGCCGGCGATCCAGCCGACTAAGCCGAATCCTATCAGGAATAGCCCAGCGGCTTTCGTCATCCAGCCCTTCACGGCTTTGACTCCGCAGCTTTCGCTAGCCTGATAGCTAGCTCAAGCACAAGACGACGCCAGGAATCCGAGAGTATCGGGCACGGGTCGAGCGGGTCTTTACCCCACGATTCCAGTTCACCGAGAACACCAGCGCGTTTCTGAGAATTCTTATCCTGTTCAGGCATCCCGGCATTAAACTCAGCATTGGCCCACCGACGAATAGCCGCGATAACACGATCAACGACACCACTGCCGACGATGATATCGAGTAGCCGAGTAACGAGAAACGCGATAACCTGATTCATGATTTTACCAATAACATTAGGAAGATATTCATTGTTTTAATATCCAGTCCAGTCCGTCCTCGGCCCAAAGTTCGCATTTGTCGCAGAACTCATCTGTTATTGGGTCATCGTTGTGTTTGGGGTCCCAATCGATGACCCATGACCAGTCTCCCATAGCGAAGTCGGGTTTGTAAGTGACCGTGAATTCTATTCCTTTGTAGGTTACTATGTCTTGAAATATGTTCGTGTAGCTCATTTCATCCCCTATCTGATTTATTTCTTTGTCATGGTCTTTGCTTAACGATCATAAGCGCACCAATACCACAAGATGTATAGTATATCAACGCTGCTACTGTTTTATCAGCCTGCGTCCTTCGCAATGATCCTCCACCGTCCGCTTAGAAACCCCGTACCGTTCCGCTAGTATCCTCTGCGCAAACATCGCATTGATACGCGCTATAACCTGCATCCTGAACCGATACGCAGCGATACACTCAGCAACCCACCAATAGCGCATCCGCTTGTATTCCTTGCGCCTGTCCTTGCCTGGTGTAGACCATCGCCAGTAATCCTCCATGCTGGATATTTCCTTGTACACATCGTCCATTAGCCTTTGAATCCTTGCGCCAGCCCTGACGTGCTTTTGCTCGTCGGCAACCGAATCGCGCGAGTCTTCCCATTCCTCCGCTAGTCGATCTATCGCCGTACCGACGAGCGTTATATGCTCGTCAAGGCTTCGTCTGCGGTCAGCCATTCTTCGATTCGGCTTCAATCAAAAGGTCGAGAAAATGCTTTGCCTTCTGCAAGTCCTCAACCCCACCCTTAGCGCGCCAGCGCGATACGTACTTGATAACGCAGCCTTCTGCAAAGCCGAGCGAGTTTGCGTGGATGTATTCAAACGGCTGTATCGCCATGCTCGCATAATGCGAGCCACCGACTTGTGTTGCGCTAGGCTGTTGTGGCCTTTCCTTTCTGTCGTCCCATGTCGGCTTCACCGAATCATCAGGAAGCCGCACGATGCACTCAATGTCGGCCTGCTTATAATTGATCTCATCCCACGTCTTATCGTTCATTCTCCGGCGTTGCGAAGCCTTCAAGTCGTCTAACTCTCTGTCGTTCATTCCGCAATCTCCCATCTGACTATTAGCGCGCCGCCTTCCACCGGCTCGCCGCGCCTGGCTGTTAGTTTCTCTACCTGCCGGTCGTCTACCCACGCGATGCCGTTTAGCGCGTCCTCTGCGCACTTGATGCAGTTCGATAGGTCGATACTCCGCACCTGTACCCCTGTATCCTTCTTAGGCTTCTTAGGATGCAGCGTGATATCCAGCCATACAGGATCATCGGTCGGTATCACCCCAGCTTGCGCGGCTAGTATCTGTACCGTCCGCTGGTATTGCTGCGCGCCTGGTGCCTTTACGACATGGCCGTTAAAGCTGCGCCACATCCTGTTGGCGCTCGGTGGATACGGCAGTTTCAGCACGTTGCTCATTCTGCCTCGTCAAACTCCCTCATGAGTTCCGGGAACTGCACAAGCCATCCGAGCGACTCTGCTTCAGCAATGGTCATCTTGACTCCTCCTGGTACGTGCAACAGCGTTCCACGCTTCGGGTCGATTTCGTATGCTAGCCGATACGCCCTCATCCCCGCGAACACTTTCATCAGTTCCAGCTCATGCCAGGGTGTCGATTTAGCCGCTAGCCTGTCGTTAGTGCGTTTATCGGTCATCACCGGACCCTCCGAGTACACCGCGCGCCTGACGGTCGCGCAGTTTGTTGATGTTCACCTGTGCGACTTCACCGAGGTCAATCCCGTACTCATACGCGACCATTGCGACCATCCATAACACGTCGCCTAGCTCCTTGTGCAGCCGTTCAATGTGCTGCGCGGTCAGCATCCCCGAGTTATCTCGGGTCGCTTTTGCGACGATACCGGCGACCTCCCCGGCTTCCTCCGCGAGCCCGAGGACCGGATAGGTCGGGTCGGTGTATATCGCCGTCTTGGCCGCTTCTTGCTGGTACGCTGAAAAATCCATGTAGATACCTCAGAAA